AGCCACAAAGAGATCAACTTTATACTCAGAGAGTAAATCCAATTATTACTCAACCTGGACTTGGAATTCTTCTGTTCGGTGATAAGACTGGTCTCGGATATTCTTCAGCATTCGATAGAATTAACGTTCGTCGTCTCTTCCTTACCATTGAACAGGCACTCGAAAGAGCAGCACAAGCGCAGTTGTTCGAATTCAATGATTCAATTACAAGATCAAACTTCGTAAATATTGTTGAACCATATCTCAGAGATGTTCAATCGAAGAGAGGTCTTTACGATTTCCTGGTTATTTGTGATGAGTCAAATAATACTCCAGATGTAATTGATAATAATGAGTTCAGAGCTGACATCTTTATTAAACCAGCTAAATCAATTAACTACGTGACACTGACATTCGTTGCAACTAGAACTGGAATCAGTTTTGATGAAGTTGCTGGTAGAGTTTGATAACCTTATAGAAATTAAAAAAACGGAGGTAACTTAAAATGACTCAACAAGTTAGCAACAGACCAAATATTAGAAGCATCTCAAACTTCAAGGAAAAACTTGCAGGTGGTGGTGCAAGACCCAATATTTTCGAAGTTTCTATTCCAGATTTTCCTGATTTTGCAAAAAATCAGTGGGACAACAATACGAGATTGACTTTCAATTTCCTTTGCAAAGCTGCAGCACTTCCTGCATCTAACGTTGCTCCAATTGATGTTCCTTTCAGAGGAAGAATTCTGAAAGTTGCTGGAGATAGAACTTTTGATACTTGGACTGTAACGATCATCAACGACGAAGACTTCAAAATTAGACACGCTTTTGAAGTTTGGATGAATGGAATTAACAAACTTGATAATGCTACTGGAGCAACAAATCCATCTACATATATGAGAGATGCATTTGTTTATCAATTAGGAAGAAGTGGAAAAGTAAATGGAGTTAATGCTGTAAATGATGCTTTAACTACTGGTTCCACTGGTGAAGCTACCGTATTGAGATCATACAAATTCTTCGATATATTCCCAACCAATATCTCTCAGATCGATCTTTCATACGAAACATCTGATACTATTGAAGAATTTAACGTAGAATTCCAAGTTCAATACTATGAAATCAATGGTGGTCCTGGAAATATCAAATAAATAATATCACTCAGTTAATAAGTAAAATAAATTATGGCGAGATTATTTGGATTCTCAATTGATGATAATGAATCATTAGCACCTAGTGTAGTATCCCCCGTTCCTCAGAATAATGAGGACGGGGTTGATCACTATTTAACTAGTGGTTTTTTTGGTTCGTATGTAGATATTGAAGGAGTCTATAGAACTGAATTTGATTTGATTAAGAGATATCGTGAGATGTCTCTTCACCCAGAAGTTGATAGTGCAATTGAAGATATTGTAAATGAAGCTATAGTAAGTGATAGTAATGATAGTCCAGTTCAAATCGAATTGTCAAATCTTAATGCTAGTGACGGAATAAAAAGAAAAATTAGAGAAGAATTTAAGCGTATTCTAGAGTTATTGGATTTTGACAAAAAGTGCCACGAAATCTATAGAAACTGGTATATTGACGGTAGATTATTTTATCATAAAGTAATTGATATAAAAAAACCTCAAGAAGGAATACAAGAACTTAGATATATCGATCCAATGAAAATTCGATATATCAGACAGCAGAAAAAAGTAAAAAACGACAACTATAATCTTTCTGCTAGGAATTTGGATAATCCAATGGATTATGAATTCCCAGAAATAGAAGAATACTTTTTATATAATCCTAAGCAAACTTATCCAGTTGGAGCAACTGGGGGACAGCAAAGTGGAAGTGGGACGGCAAATCCTGGAATCAGAATGACTAGGGATTCGGTCACATATTGCACTTCTGGTCTGGTAGATAGAAATAAGGGGACTACATTATCTTACTTAAATAAAGCAATTAAAGCACTCAATCAACTCCGTATGATTGAGGATTCTTTGGTTATCTATAGATTGTCCCGTGCTCCAGAGCGTCGTATTTTTTATATCGACGTGGGTAATCTTCCTAAAGTAAAGGCAGAGCAATATCTTCGTGATGTTATGATGCGTTATCGTAACAAACTTGTATATGATGCAAGCACAGGTGAAATTCGTGACGACAAAAAGTTCATGAGTATGCTTGAAGATTTCTGGTTACCTCGCCGTGAAGGTGGTAGAGGAACTGAGATCACTACACTCCCAGGAGGTCAAAACCTCGGGGAAATTACAGACATTAAGTATTTCCAAAGCAAACTTTATAGATCATTAAATGTTCCACCATCAAGAATGGAAGGTGAGGGGGGATTTAATCTTGGACGTTCATCTGAAATTCTTAGAGATGAACTTAAATTCACTAAGTTTGTGGGACGTTTGAGGAAGCGTTTTTCAAATATGTTTAACGATATGTTGAAGACTCAATTGATCCTCAAAAATATTATTACTCCAGAAGATTGGAGGATGATGTCAGAACATATTCAATATGACTTCTTATATGATAATCACTTCTCTGAACTTAAAGAAGCAGAACTTCTTACAGAAAGACTAAATCTTGCAGCAACTGCTGAACCATATATCGGCAAGTATTATTCTCAAGATTATGTACGTCGTAGAATTCTTCGTCAGACTGATCAAGAAATTATTGAACAAAATATGATTATCGAAAAGGAAATTAAAGATGGAGTAATTCCAGATCCAAATGCTCCAATTGATCCTACCACTGGAATGCCCATGGATCCACAAACAGCAAATATGAATCTTGGGCAACCAGTAATGGAACCAGATGTAACAAAAGATGCTGAGACAACTCAGGTAAAAGATAAAACTGCTGAACTTACAAAATAATTCTTTCTAAATAAATTATAATTAAAATTGCATTTATTTTTATGGATGATCTTATGGATATGATTATGGGTGATGAATCACCATCTCAAATCAGCGATAGAATTAAAGAACTTCTTTATGTAAAAGCAGGAGAGAGAGTGGATGCTCTTAGACCTGAAGTTGCTGATGTTATGTTTAATACCAATACGGAATCAGAGGAAGAATGAAATCATTCAAGCAATTTATATCTGAATCGGTTAATATTGCTGGTGATTTTACTGGGAATCTTTATATAAATTCCCAACCTGAACAACCACAAGAAGTTGGAGAAAGTTATGTTGCCGATGTCATGTGGCAAGGTAGTTTATACCGACTTGAATTAGTAACTAAATCTGGACTTCCATCTAAACAAGAACTCGGTGAGCAACTTCAGAGACAATACCCTGGAGCAATTGTTCATCAAATCTATCCTGCAGAGGAAAAGAATTTTAATATTAAAAACGCACAAAGATATCACCCTTCAAAATTAGAATGGATCGATTGATAAATGGCTCAGTGGAATAAAAACGAACAAGATTATCTAAATCAAGAAAGATCTTTATTTGAAGTTAATATGATTGCCACAAAAGATGGCAGTCCAGTTTCTTTTGAGAACCCATTTCCAGTATCTCTTGGAAGTTCTAATATTACAATTAATGGTGATATTAGTATTCCTGGAATAGTAACTGTTACAAGTACACCAGAAAATCCAATTCATTCTCATCTAGTAGAAGTAGGAACCAGTAGCACATTAACAGTTCCATATCTCCCAGTCGGTATTTCAACATTACTGAATACTGTAAGTATTGGAACTACTGGGCAAGTATCAATCAACCTCAACAATTCACCAGTCAGCACTTCAAATCCATTTCCAGTTACTGGATCAGTTGATATTGAATTACCACCAATAGCAACTGATGCATTTGGTAGACAAAGAATGTCTACCCCACTCACACTTTTTGATAGTTCCCACAGATACAGGGACAATAATCTTTGGAGTGGTTTAGTTGTAGGAACTGGTTCAACAGTTGGATTTGTAACGGCACAAGGTTTGATTAATATGACTGTTGGTGTTGGAAGCACCGCATCAATCATCAGAGAAACTACAAAAGTATTCTCTTATCAACCAGGAAAATCATTACAGGTATTGAATACATTTGTAATGAACCCAGCAAAAACAAATCTTCGCCAAAGAGTAGGATACTTTGGTGCAGATAATGGGATGTATCTGGAACTTGATGGAAGTAATTTATATTTTGTGGAAAGAACTTATGTTCCAGGAATTACAACAGAAACAAGAGTAGCACAAGCAAGTTGGAATGTTGATACGATGCTTGGTCCTGGGCATCTCAATCCATCTGGTGTCACATTAGATATTTCCAAAGCACAAATTATGTGGATGGATATTGAATGGTTGGGACTTGGAACGGTAAGACTAGGATTTGTAGTTGATGGTAAGTTTATTCACTGCCACTCATTCCATCACGCAAATCTTATCAATACAACT